CTTTGCTCGGGGGTTTCATTTATATACCCCCTTGATAAGAAAAGCCTACTCTCATCATTTAACCAATAATATTTTTCTTTATTCATTTTGTTTGTTTTTTAAAATAAATCATCTTCTGTTATGCTCTTGCTTTTCTTATTATAATCCACCGATTTTTTATAGAAAAAATCCCCCTCCTTTGTTGATAAAATCTCCACATCAAACCATAACGTCTTCTCAATCTCTGTAAAATCAACCTCAAATACTGGCTTCATTCCAATTCTATTTAATGAATTGTTAAATCTATTTTGAATGAAATGTTTAATTGTATCTTTTGATAAGAAACTTAACTCTCCATTCTCAAATATCCAATCTAGTATTCCACATTCAGCAGCATATGCTTTATGGCAAGCAGAAACAATCAGTTGCTCAAATTCATCATCAAACCATTCTGGATTTTCTTCCTTAATAATATTAATAAGTTCTGATCCAAAATTACCATGAATTTCTTCTTCCTTTGATGTGGCTTCAACCACATTTGAAATACCCTTGAATAGATTTTTCTCCTTATTAAAGGACATCATAATCAAGAACTGGCTAAATAAACTCACATGCTCAATAAACAATGAAAATAATAATACAGACTTTGTGTACATTTTATTCTCCTTACTCCTTGTTCCATCCAAATATTTTGATAGATAACCAATTCTATTCTTTATGGCAGGAATTTCAATAACTGTCTGAAACTCATTTTCCAATCCAAGAATTCTTAATAATTGCGCATAAGCATCCTTATGTCTTACTTCCGAATTTCCTGAAATTAAAACTTTATCATTATATCTAGTTACAATACATCCAGTTGGAACTGTGACACAATAAATATTACCATCATAATCCTCAATAGTTGGTCTGTATGTTATTGAGGAATAAGGTTCTACATTTACAAAATTAATAGCATAAACATCTTTATAAGAATCTTTCCTATTATCTACTGAAGTCCCCATATTAGCCCTATATCCTGCTAGAAATCCTATTGCCTGAACCTTATCAGCACATGATTTATTAGTGGTTGAATATCTAATAAGACAATTCTTGGCATTACCCTTACCTTCTAATCTAGTCCCATCCCATTCAATCAATTCTTCAATAAAGGAATTACACCACTTTTCAGACTTATCAGATAAATCAACCCAATCAAATTGTTTAAGATCATAATCAATAGGAAAGTCTATCTCATATTTAACATATTCAGGTCTTGATGTATTATACTCTCTATAAGTTAATCCAGACTCTAAAATAAGGTTTTTAAGCCTAGTTTTTTTCCTTTCTTTTTTAACCCCAATTTCATATGTATTAGTATTTGAATCTGAACCCCTTCTTACTTTCTCACCATTTTTATCCCAGAATCTAGCAGAACCATCGGCTTGAATGGCAATTCTCAATCTTTCAATAGTTGTTAATTCATCAACACCCTCATTAACAAATTTACCAGAAAAAGGTAGTTTCATATCACTACTAAAAGCATTAATATCTTTAATAGCCCTTTTTATAATATTACCACTCCTAGTTTTGTAGTAAATGTTATGGTTGGGGGTAAGCAATGCACTATAAGTTTGGTTCTCAATCCTGTGCATTTTTCCCTTGTAAGGTTCATTTATAACATTACTTGGTAAAACAGATGTCATTGTATTGGTTTCTAAATCATATTGAATAACTTCTGTATTAGTATCAATATCTTTAAAGTTAACCCAGCCTTTTGGTGTTAATATTTCTGTACCTTCACCATGACACTCGGCAAATGTCATACCAACATCACCAATTTCAGTTATGGGCATTCTCTTATACAAGTCAGCCCAGAATGTTTTTACATTAACCTCAATTTGTGCAATTGCCAACATTGACCTCTTAATAACTTCCCTCTCCTCATTTGATATTTTTGTCTTATAATCATCAATATCAGTGGTGAAATTGAACTCGGAATGAATCCAGTATGAGTGCCTAATAGCATCCTTATAAGCCAATAAGGATGGATATTCATAAGGTAAAATATTTACCCTTTTTTCAAAAATGTTCTTCATATTCTTTTCTTTATTTGGTTAAAATAAATATAAAACCAAGAAATAAAAGTATCAAATTTTAAATGTAAAATCATATTTTTATAAAAAATTATCTGTTTTCTTTGCTAATAATTCTTTAATCCTTTCTTTCTTTTTCTCAACTTGCTGTTCTTCAAAACCTAAGAATGTTGCCGTGGTATCCGTATCAATTTCAAGCATTTCATTGTCAAATTTGCAATTCTCAAATACAATGCCATCTTTTCCTATCCTCGATTTAGTTATCGCAACAGTTGCTAGGTTCATCTCTTTTTGTTGTAAACTCTTTGCTATACTAATGATAACATGACCTACTTGCGCTTTCTTTATCGAACCCCCCATCTGGTCATTCGTTACCACTTGTGAAGATATTGATGACCTATTACCTTGTGTGCCAAGCCATCCAGCAATATTCAGTTCATGACACATTGCCTCAAAATGACGTATAACAGATCCCTCGTTTTTCCACTCATCATTACCTTGTCTATCAGGTACAACACAATCAATATAATCCAAGACAACCAAGTCAAGTTTTATCCCATCAGCAATTACCTTTCTAATTTGATTCTTAATCTGATTCATAGTTAAAGTATCAGATGGCAATTTCTTTAGAATTAACTTATTAGTATGATTTTCTTTTATTTTATTAACCGTATCATAAACTATATCCTTATGATTTGGTAACTCATCTGGGGATATCTTAGTCCAAAGAGTTAAATGCTTTCTTTGTATAATCTTGGGGTTATCCTCAAAGAATATATGCAAAACATTATAGTTGTTATTGAAAGCCGTATTTGCAACCAAGGTCAATAGAGTCGATTTGCCGATGCCTGGGCCTGCGAATATAATACCAACCTCACCCTTGGCTAAACCCCCCTTTAAGAGGACGTCTATGCCCTTAACACCCATTGGTATGGGGTGTCTATAATCCTCGTCAAGAACGTCAACCAAATCATTAAATACCTCAAACCCATTGGATTCTTTAACCCCCACTTGGAGGGCGTATCTTAATAATTCTTCTAGTTGGTCATAAGATTCAAAATCACCTTCATTAATAACCTTTTGAGCTTTCTCCAGAACAATCTTAACCTCTTCTTGTTTGCAGAATTTTAAAGCCTTGTCTTGAACTATCTCAACACCATCAAGAGGCGCATTTCTTACTTTTGTAATAGTATCAATTACAATCTTTAATGCTAACTCTTGACTAATTTCAGATTTCGCAACAACTTCCAAAGTATCGAAGTTGGGGGAAGTTTCGTATTTTGAATAGTATTCTTTAATCATTTGTATGATTAACTTGAAATATTTATTATCAAAATAGGTAACTTTTATAAAATCAATTATTGCTCTGGCAAATTCTTTATCCAAAATAATTTGGTTAATTAATTGCAACTGGAACGTTTGTCCCAAGTAATCAAAATTTTTGGACATTTAAAATGATTTATTAGTTAGATAATAAATTTTTCTCTAAATACTCGTGGGTTAGATTAGGACTAACTAACACCGATGTTAATTCTTTTAAATAATCTTTAATGAAAGGTCTAACATCAACTGTGTATCTAACTTTTGGAGGATACAATTTACCATCAATAATTCTATGAGAAACTAGTTGGTCTGCTATCTTAATATAAATATTAAAATGTTCAACACCATCTGTTGAAGATGTATTCATAACATCTGGATCCATTGTAATAGTTGTTTGGTTTTCAGTCAAATACTGAACTGCTTTAGTTTTCAAAAACCAAGATAATTCTTCAGCAAAATACCTTACAGATTCGTATAACTCATAGGATTTCTTAACATTAGGATTAATGTTTTTTACATTCAAAAATCTTTGCACAATAATGTTCTCATTAAGCGTAAGTAAGAATTCAACTTTTGTTACATCAGTTTGTTTCATCGTTTTTTTTTGTTTTAATTATTAATTTTTTTTCTCTTTTCTACTCAATTTCATAAATGGTCTAATAAAATCGACCCAAGCATCATCCTTCTTTGGAAGGAATTTAAAGAACCCATCTTCATTCATTAACTTCAATAAGTTCTTATAACTTCTATCAGTTGGGTCTAACTTATCTTTGCAAACCTCATTAACCATTTCTTTGCCATTATCCGTTATTAACGGATTTTTTAAATCAATTATTCTGCCAATTTTATCAAAAAATTCCTCCCCAACAAAACCAGATTTGCTAATACCTAATACCAAATTATCCAGAGATTTATTCTTTTTTTCTTCAAGTAAAACTTTCGCTTCATTTAATATTTCATCCAACTGGTAATCTCTCTTCTCAAAGTTTGGAAAAAATGCTTTTAACTTCTTCTCACCAAAATTTGATATCCCATCAATATTATCGGAAGTATCCCCCACAATTACTTTATAAATATAGACATTATTATGTGGTATGTCAATATCCTTAAAATGAATCAAATCCCCATTCTTACTATACGTCTTTGAACTTGGTGAATATACTGTTACATTTTCTCCAATTAATTGGGTTAAATCTTTGTCCGCTGAAAATATAATCATCTTTTCACCTTCGGCTATCTGTGTATAATAAGCAATTAAATCATCTGCCTCGTTCTGATTCGCCTGGCATTGCCTAACAAAAACTTCTTCAAGATAACTTTTAACTCTTTCTCTCTGGTATAAATAAGATTCATACTTGTGGTCATCCATAGAAATTTTACGGTTCTCTTTGTACTTGGGGTATATCTGTTTTCTTATTAATGAGTTTTCATTGCCATCCCAAAATACAACAACTTTATCGTGATTATGTTTTTCAAGAAATAATCTAATTGTATTTAAAAAATGGAAAACCCCGCCAATGTGCTTACCATCAGCGTAATATTCTCTTACTCCGTGGAAACCTATTGTAAATAAGTTGTTGCCATCAATTAGCAGGGTTTTCTTCATGTTATTCAAAGATTATAGCGTCTTCATCGTCTTTTTCTGAAAAGGTAATATCGCCATCTCCAGACAAAATACCATTCCAATATTGTGAATATTCTTTTTTATATTTTTCAATGGCCTCTTTTGTATCTGGCAAATATCCTTGGGGTACAGCTAGTATCTTACCATCTTTATACGCAATACCTGTAACGTGGTTTTTCAATATTGAAACCTTTGTTCTAATAGCATAAGAAACAGTTCTTCCATTCTTTGTTGCCGTTATATGGTTAATACCAGAGTTCTTTTGATTTCCAAATAAGAATATTAAAGAAGATGCCAACCAAAGTGCCTCACCACCTTTTGCCTTAATTGTCGGCTGGCCAAATGGTGAATCTGGTAATTCAACCCAAGGTTGATTGATTGCAATTAATGTATTGTGATAAGGATAATCTTCCTTCTTTGATTTTGATATCCTAGAATGTATTCCCATACCAACCTTATCAGCTAAAACCGCTGCATTGTGCATCTTACCGCCTTTACCCTCGTATGTCATCTTACAAGGTATTGAACCAATACTATCAATTAGAAAGAGAATAGAGTATGGTAAATCGCCTTTTTCTTGCGTATCTAAAATTTCATTTATAAATTCAGTCATTTGTTCAATATAATCAAATGAATCATTAAAAATAAAATCCCCATCCCATTCACCATCCTCATTTATTTGCGCACTCAAGCCCAATTCAACAGCATGTGCCCAATTCCATTTTTTCTCTGTAATAATAAAAACTGGTAAATGTCCTTTCTTTTGTGCGTCAGCAGCAGCCATTATCATAGCAGTTGTTTTACTAGTATTGGAATGCCCCAAGAACATACTTATCCCCCCCATAACAGGACCAGGCACACCACAAGCGTTATAAAAAGGCTCACCACAAGAATAATAATCTTCTGGTTTATACTTTGTCTTTGTAGAAAACTTATCCTTAATAGCATCAATAGTATTTACCGATGCTTTTTTCTTTATTCCTGCCATATATTTTTTTGATTTAAGAAGAGATATTTTTTGCACAAAGTACCATAAAACAATACTTTGCGCAAAAAATCTATTTTAGTTTAATTAAAATGGTAAATCATCATCAGCATAGTCCGCATCATCAACAATAACACTTGATTTTTGAACTGTTGCATTTTTTGCAACGGTTGCCCCACCACCAAAAGAATTGTCATCACTTGTTGTGTTTAAATACACAAATTTACCTAGATTATTATCCCATTGTGGGGTCTCCCCTCTGCCAATAGCTTCTAAATATTCTTTTGGTTTTTTTGTATAAACATCTTTCCAAGTCGATTCATCGTTTGACCATTTTTTAACTAACTCCGCATCAGTCGATAATGGCGTTGGGTCATCAAACATAATTGTTGAAACTGTTGTATATTCTTTACCTTTTGGGGTTTTAGTTTTAACTAAATCAATAATTAAATCTCTACCATTATCTATATCGGTAATATCCCCCTTTGTTCTGATAATTGGAATAATCTTATCTAAGATACCATCTTTCTTGTAGTTATGCTTAAATCTCCAATACTTCGGACCATCTTCCTCGTGGTCTCTATCAATCACCTTTAACACATAGAATAATCTTGGCTTATATTCTTTAGCCATTTCTTCATCTTCCTTTTTACCAGTTGCTCTTAGAGTGTTGTAAATGTCAGTTAATGGTGAAGCTTCATTGTCATTCAAACCTGGGTCATAAAATTTTTGAGTGTAACCTTTAACTCTAACTTCGTGGAAATGAGCCTCTTTAAAAGGAGTGCTACCATCAATTGTCGGTAAAATTCTAATTCGTCTCTGTCCAGTAGTTTCTTTCTCGCTTAGTAATAATGTAAAATACCTCTTCATCCTCTCCTCTTCCGTTAATTGGGTCTTCCCCTTTTGATTTTTGTCATACTGCGCCATAATGGCATCTAAACTTCCCATACTTATGTTTTTTGATTTATTATTTAATACTACAAGTATAGGAAACTTTATGACAAAAAAAAAGGGGTTATTCACCCCTTTTTTTTAAAATTTCATACCAAATGAATCGTCATCCTCATAATCTTGATTAAAGCTATTTTTAACCTCGTCAGGATTTATATCTATGACATCATCAGATGTTAGAATATATTCGTTCTTACCGCTTTTTTCCATGTCTTGTTTTTTGTCATCAAAGAAATCAGACAACTTTTGATTAAATGGATATGAATCATAAGTCCTTAACTCTAATTTCTCTTCTGGTGTTTTTTCTCTATACTTCTCAATCTTAGTTTCCATTGCTGTTAACTTATCAAAAATCTTATCCATTTCACTCAACTTTGTTTCTAACTTATTTAATTGTCCAAATAAATTATCAAAGTATTCGCTTTGCTTAGTTTCCATTGTTTTTTGTGAAGTAACCAAATCTGTGATATCTAACTCTTCAGAACCACCACCTTCATCGCCACTTTCTTCATTGCCACCTTCATCGTCAATTGCGGTAACATCATCATCCATATTAACATCAATAACCTCTGGCTCTGCTGTACTTAATGGATCCACGCCCCCTGGTTCTGTTGGGGGGATAGGTGAAACCTCACCAGGAGGTGTAACTGATGCATTTGGCAAACCACCTGCTGCTGGGTCTAGTTCATCACCTGGAGGTGGAGGTGGGGGTGGGGGTGCAGCTTGCTCAATAATATAATTATTTATCTTGTGATAACGATTAATTTCATTTAATATTTTCTGATCTATCTTCATTTTTTTTTATTTTAAAACTTAGTCATTTAATAGTTCTTTTAAACCGCCATTGGTTTTAACTTTAACATTTCTATTTGCAACTCTGTTAATATCATTACGCTCAATCAATCCATCTTTTTCTTTAACAACAAAACACTCTCCAGTTATTAAATCACAAACTTCATGTGAACCATCATCTAGTAATGAATTTTTTTTGTTTTTTGTATCATCTAAGTAATTATTTAGATTTTCAATAATGCTCATAATTATTATTTTTATTATAAATATCTTAAATGTTAAAATAATCTATTCAAGTTCAGGATATAACTTTAATTTTGTATATTTAGCATAATAATAATTTATACTAAACTGTGAAATAGGGATAATCTCTACTATAATCTTATCATCTTTATCATAATTTTGTGAAGATTTAATCTTATTTTCTAAATCAACCACCGTTGTTTGATTTGGTGTTTTACCCCCCAATATTTTTATACCAGTATATGGTAACCCAGTTGATTCTTTAATGTCAGCAATAAATGTTATATCATAACCAGTTGAACCTGATTTAACAATGACATCAAATTTAACAATTTCTGGATTAATATTTGAAGCATATATCTTAATTAAAGCATTTTCAATTTCTTTTACAACATTTTCAGTATAAAATAATTCCTCAGTTTTCTTGGCGCTATATTTAATTGTAATATTATATGGAACTGTTATCACACCTATCGACATACTTGTCACAACATTTGGTGCTTTATATGAAAAAATACAACCTTCTTCAACTGTTGTTATCTTCTTCTCCTTATTTAAGGAATTTTCCACTTTAACATAATTTTCTACTTCTTTCTCAAATGCTTTTGGATTTATTGCTTTTATACTATCCCCAGCGGCTTTTGTTTTTAACTTTAATTTATCATAATATCCGCTAGCATTCAATTTAGCATAAGTATTTGAAGCATTAACTTCACCAATTGAATCCTCCCCATATAACCAAGATATTATATAAGCATCAACAATAGGCGCTCTGGTAGCATCAACCTCATTAACTTGCTCATAATAATCTAATTTCCCATAAACTCTGTCAATAACCCTAGCCATATAATCAATATATGAATCTAATGATGGGAAAATTGCATACGGTTGCTCGCTTGATGTAATCAAATTTTTTGAGCAAAAGAATTGTTCAATATTTTGATTATAATTAGTTATAGTACCTCGATTATAGGTTAACCAAACATTACCAAAATTATAATGATTAGCCTTGAAATTATTATTATCAAATGATGCCAAATATGAAATAATATAAATTAAATTAGAATAATTTGTATTTGGAACTTTTGCTGTTATTGCAGCATATAATTCTTTTGAAGATAATGTTTTAATATTAATTTCATTATTTTGTGTAAATCCAGTATATGTTGAATATAATAGAATACCACAACCACTACTGCTTGTTGGTACGCTCTTTCCACTTTGGTTGTTATTTGTTGGGGTATCCGTACCTATTATATCAGTCTTTATTGTTTTTGAAAACTGACTTTGTATCTTTGTTAATAAATTTTCATTAATACTCGCCAGATAAGTATCTATCGTTGGGGGTGCATATATGCTTTGCCTAACCCCTTTAAATACCGTTTCAAAAGCACCGGGGCTTATTGTGTGACTAACCTCGGTAATGAAATAAGGTCCTTCAAACATAGGTAAATGTTGCAATTTAAAATACATAGTTGGTTGAATTAACGCGTTACCCATACTTCTTATGGTTGCGGTATAACTCAAATTTTTATATAAATTAAACATAGAAACATTTTGTGTTGCCACACCTCTGTTCGATACGGAATTTCTTATATTCTCAATCATTTGTAATGATTCTGCGGTAGCTGCCCCATTGTTTTGGTCAACATCAACACCATGAAATATTGCTTGATTTTGAACCCCAACATCAACAAGAAAGCTAACACATTTATTTGATTGCGACCAATCTGTTTTGTTTGTCTGATCCTCCAAAAAAGGAATTTCTTGTGACCTATCCCAATCAAAAGAATCATCGTGAAATCTAAAATCTCTATTTCCTTTTAATGTTGTAGAATCCCTACCAGAATAAACGCAAACCAATTTAGGTCCTGACTTTCTGTAATCAACGTCAGTAAATGTTCCCCAAGTATCATTAGCCACCTCTGTTGCACTTTGCACAACATCATTTATAGAATCCCCTGGTGATAACGCACCATAAAAATTAACATATGATGGCATTGGGAAAATATTAAAATTATTCTTCCTTAGAATACCCCCAATAAAATTAAAGATGGGCATATTAAGATTTATATTCCTATCGTTAAAAATCTTTTTTAAATCAAAAATATCAGCATAATATAAATCCCCTATATTCCTCGAACCTCTATCCAAGAATAATACATCCTCAAACAAAGTTCTGTTCTTATAATCCGATCCTGAAATCCATTTATCATTTATTGCCTTAAATGTCTCATATAAATCATACTTGGATAATTTACTATCAACAGCCGTGTCCACAACATTAATTTGAGCAATCTCAACATTGCTAACTTTTTTCTTAACTTCTATCAAAGTTTGTGTTAAAGTATCTGACACCAGACCCAATAAAATATCTTGATTCGTTTTCAAACTAGAATAAAATCCATTTGATGTTAACTGGGGTAATTTTAATTTTTGAGTTGCATACATTTTTATAAAATGCGAAAACTTAATTACATTAGATTCAGTAAACTCAATACTATTATCAATAAAGAAATCTGTAATATAAGAACCCGTATCATCATACTTTAATTCATCTATTGTTGAAAACCCAACATGTAATTTAATCGCCTTCCAAGCTGCTGGATTTATTGCTTCTGAGGTTAATAAAGAAACATCTTTAGGTAAACTATTCTTAACATATGGTCTGAAAGTTAGGGGGTTTGATATATTAGACTTGTTGCTAATATGTTTCATTAACGAATTATATGTTATATTATTGTATTGCGTTGGATTACCAAACTTAAATAACACATCATAATCTAACAACCCAGATATAATCCTTTTAACATTGGTATCTTGATATGTCGCTGATTGAGTAATAAAATCAATATTAGTATTAAAGTTAGGGGGAACTTCCATTAGTTGCCTAAATAATAATTGGAAATTCCTATATTGTGTATTTTCATCTTGATAATCTAAACCAAGTAAACTTATTTGTGCATCATCTTCAACATAATTAATATCATATATTGACTTGCTAAATTCCAAAAACTCCTTCTCAAATAAGTTTAACGTATCATAGTCAAATACCGAAAAAATATCTTCAATACTACTATATGTGGTAGCCAAATCCATACCCAAAGTATAAGCATTATTTGTATCCTTTTGCGTATTTAGATATTCATTATAATTTGGTTTTTTTAAGTCGGTGAAATCAAAACTATTTACCTCGTCATTATACAATAATTTAATAGATCCATTATGCGCTACTTTTATTAAATCATCTTCTGTTAATGGTTGTGTTGTGCCTGATATTGTTTGTTTCCCAGAATTGAATGATGGTAATGTATAATAATTTGTATCGACCCCATACTGGTTATCAAAACAATATCCAGAAAAAAATAACCCATCATAAATATTTTTTGGAACAAGTACGCTCCAATTGTTGAAGGTCAATCCACTATAATTGTAATTATAATTATTTATAATTTTAAGCCCCCTATTCTGCAAATCAATTATTTCTTCCTTAGAATAATCCTTAAATAAATCAAAGCCATTTACAAATACATTAAAATCATTCATTAACTTTGGATAAAATCCTGTATTAATGTTTTTATTATCTTTTAATGAGATTTTTTTATCCCCATTCACAAAATAATCAAAATCTGGATTTGTATTATAATTTTGTTTATAATCAAAATCTTTCCAAACCTCATCCAGAATGTCAGTATTTGTGTTTACATAGTTTTTATACCTGTGCCATATTGAACCGTATTTCAAAATCCAAGCATAAGGTAATTTATGAATAGCAGAATATTTTATAAACGATGCAAATAAAAATCCGTTTTTCTTATTTGTATTTTTATTAATTAAAAAATCACTAAGATTAGATAATGGTAGCGAGTTTAAGAAAATATATGATGCTGCAATAAATGGATAATCAATATTAGACCTCCACTTCTGAATACCAGAAATTATTGCATTTGTAAAAATAGGGGTGTTTAATAGAGATATCGTCTTACTAGATTCGTAGTTTTCTTGATATACATTCCCATACATTAAGTTATTATCAATAGGATCAGCAAAATACTTAAATGGTCTATTATTGATAATATCGTTTACATCCTTAAAATTAGTTATAACATTTCTACTAGAATTAAAAAATACAGTATCCTTAGTATCATAAGAATCTGTTATATTGCTTATTTTAAAATTTAAATTTGTTTCAGTCCAAGCAGAATATGAGTAAGGGTAAAACCAATTAATATTATCAATTATTGGTGCTTGTTTAATTTTATTCGATATTTCATCTATCTGGGACTTAGTTAATGTATTTATAAATTTATCACTTAATTTAGTAAATGTATCAATATTATATATTTGGCTGGGGTATGTTGCTAAATTATTTATGTAATTTGTGTTATAATAACCATCTAAATACCTCTGGTAGTTTTCTGAAACACCATTAGATATTTGTAATAATAAATCATTATAATTATCCCCATTAAGTCCCCCATCTGAATTAAGATATTTTTGTAATTTTTGTAAAAACAAAATAGAATTTGATTCCAAACTTGTTTTAATATTATTTGATTCGTTTTTTGAAATAAATTTAATAATAGTTGTATCGCTTGTTTGGGGGATTAAGGCTAATCCAGATGTATGTATTGAATAAAAATGCCTATCCCATATCTCATATAAAAATTGCGAATTTGATATTGAGAAATACGGTATATTACTAAATGGATATTCATTAGTGTTTAAAGTAAATCTAGTATTAATATATTCATCGCTATTCAGCACATCATTAATTGAGGGTGCATCAAAACTTTTAATCATACCCTTTAAATATTCTTCAACAAATTCTACTTCGGGCCACTTATCATAGTAATATGCCTTTGTTGTTTGTATGATACTTGGATCCCCTGGATATATTAATTCATATTTATTAGCCTTTTCCTTATTTGTTTCATAGAAAACTAGAGGCCAAGGAAATACAACTTTTTCTGCTTCTGGAATCTCTTGACTATCATCATTAATAACACTATTAAATCTATCTTTATCATCCTTAACTGACCAAGCATTCTCATGTACATCTTCAAGTAATCGCAAAAACGCCTCCGTTGATGCCATAATAACAGCAATAATATTTTTAATCGTTGGACTAAAACCTATACCCGTTTCTTTGTTTTCAATTTTCTTGGCTAATTCAAGACTTAATGTTCTTTCAATATTATTGTATTCTCTAATGAATGTTGATTCAATATTATTTATTTCTTTTATAAATTTGTTCATTACAAAAAAAGGTGCAGTCTTCTTAACCCCATCTAATGTATAATCAATAAAAATTTTATTTCTAATATTTTTACAATACTCATTGGTGTTAACTGTTGGACTAATAAAGCCACCCCTAGATTCAAAACTTTTAGCACAGTCAATTTGGTCTTCTATTATTGTCGTAACAAGTAAATCGTATTTAATATTATTGTTTATTGAATGCGTTTTGTTTTCACCAAAAGTTTCATTCTCTAACAAAATTCTATTAAAATCATCAATAATCTTTTTTAATTCAGTTATTGCTAATTCTATTTTATTCTCCGCTGGATTTTTTGTTATATCATCTTTGAATGTGTAAATTAAATTTTCCTCGGTTGATATAGATGTATTTTTCACATCAGTCTTTAATATAATAGGTCTTGAGTCAATATACTTAGTAAACCAAGACTTGGTATTACCCCTTATTGATTTATAGTAAAGTTCAATATTTGATTTATATTTTTTACCATCAGTTAATTTTTGAACTTGGATTTTATTTAAAGAATTTAAAATGTTCTGCTCAAACATTTCTAATTTAAAAATTAATTGAGATAAAGTTAATTCTGGAAATGAGGGGTCTAGTAAATTTTTTGATTTATAATCTTTATATACTTCTATTACTTTTTGATATCCTAATTCAGTATTTATTTCAAATTTTTCAATACTTTTGTTTGATGCTTTTTCAGTAGATACTTCGTACTTCTTAGTATACATGTGGGGGCAAGCCAATAAATGTCCAATACTAATATCAGTTAAAACATTATACTTATAACCAAGGAATTCCAAATCAACCGAATAATCCCCAGATGAAGAATTAAACCTAGAATTAAACTTAATTAAAACTAATTCATATCTGACCGCCTTACCATAGTATCCCTTAATTGTTAAATAAAATGGTGGATATGGCAAATTAAAAAATGCTGAATATGGTGATTTATTACCTAAACTAAATAACGCCCTGCCTTGACTATCTTCCATAGTTATACTAACCGTTGGAATAAATGATGATGTCGTTTTTATTGATATATTCTTTATACCAAACAAACTATTATCTTGCACATTAATAGCATCATTCTTAAAATAAGACCTATTCTCATCCACAACAACTTTAGATTCTTTTTGATTAACCCCATTGTTACTCATTGAGTTCCTACCTGTAAACTCATCATAATAACTAGCGGTGAAAAAATCATCCCCTGTATTAGGTTTTAAAAAATTAATACTAGCTAAAGATATTGTTCTAATATCATCATTAACATTAGTACCAACTAATAATTTAGTTCTAGGTATTAGTTTAGTTTCGAGATTTGCATACATAACAAAATCTTCATGTCTAACACCCCTATCATTAACCGTACCATCACTACTAACAATTTTATTTGGGTCAATATATATCACATTTTGGTAATCATATATAACCTTAATATCCCCTTGCTCATTTACCATAATAAAAAAAATGTGTTTCTACTTCTGTTTTATAATCCAATAATGATGTTTCTAAGGGGTACGGTATCTTCAACATCGCCCCATCATATATATTGGTTTCCAATCCTCCAAACTGGGGGTTAGCAATTAATATTAACCACCCAAAGAAGGGGGTTTGATAATATTGTTGTGATATCTTGTCTAGCCTACTTATATTCTTCTTATAAAAATAAACATTATCACTACTTTTACTTGGTAAAGTAACATAAGGAACTGTCTTATGTTCCCCGTTCACAGAGAATTGTGAATATCTATTATAATATTTTAAATTCATTTATTTTGATAATTTATTTTTAACTAAAATAAAATTGTTTTTATTCATATTCCAAGTTTTATGATTTGTAGAATCATAATCTAACTTACTATTTAGATTAAACAAAGCATCTTTTATATTATTATCTGGGTTTTGTATAAATAAGTAAGAATATTTAAATTTATCTTCTGTAATTTCTATTCCTTTAATTACATTAACACTTTTTGTTTTTTCTGAAACTAATGTTGTTTTATATGTAGATTCACCTTCAGATTTTAATGTATCATAATTACTAATCAAACTATTCCAATAATCATCAAATATTTTTTTGATAGTATTATTATAAATAACATTATCATTAGATAGTGATTTTAATAAAATTTTAGTTTTAAAATCATTTAAATTTTCTTTATTCTTTAATATACCATAAAATAAAAAATATATTAAACTTTCTTGTTTGCTGTCTGATTTTATTGTATCTGGATTAACTTTTCCATTATTAATATAATTAATAATATTTTTAATTTCATTTTTGGCGCTACCTAATAAATCTTTAATAGGTTTTGGATCCATAGTCAATTTATAACTCTTACTATTACCATCTTTATCCAAATACCCATCATAACCTTCAGCACCTTGATATGTAGATGTAACAAACAATAATTTTGATACTACTCTTTGATAGTTTTCTTGTGCTTTTATTAACGAATTAACAAATGAATTGACATCTTCTTTTAATTTACCAAATTCATCGTCAAGATATTTGATATAATTTGCACTTACCTCGGATTCTATTTCTTTTTTATTTTTAAATTCTATCTTTATTTTACTAATAAATAAATCACTACCATCTTGAATGGCCTTTTTAATCTCGTTTAATATACTATCTAAACTTGGTGAGTAACTAGTTGGAATACCTAATAACGAAAACGCATCACTAGAATTAGTTAAATACACACCAATACTATTATTAACAGTAGTTAGTATATATTTTATAAAATCAGAATTATACCTTTTTAAGTTTTCTTCCACAATTGAACTTATTGTCGATATATAGGCAATAGTTTCATCTTTCATTAATTTAGCAATAGTAGAATAATTAAGCATTCCAGATGTTTCATCTATCACACCAAAGCTAACTGACTCCTCTATTAGCCCAATAGTCGTATAGGAATTTGTTGTTTGGTCTGGATTATTATTTTCTTCTGCAACTTTTTCTTTTTCTTTAATATAATCTAATATTTTTTTATCAGTATCATTTAAACTTTCATCGGTAACATCGGCTTTTGGGTCATATACTTCGGTATTAGCATAATAATTAAAGTTCAAAGCATTTTGTAATTTATCTATTGCATTTGCTAACCCATGTCCCCCCACAAATGTAAATCCTAAATTAACCTTTGCAATCATAGGTTGAACCCCAATCCCTTCTGGGTTTAAATCCAGCTTTTCATAAGTAAGACCTAATGTGTTTGGTATTATTTTCGTATGGAAGAAGTCACCCACCCTTAATACTAATATTGGTGGAATACCAAAAGATGTATTTTTCGCATCTTTAAAATCTTTTACCCCATCCTTCTTTATTGTTGGTATAGTATTTCCTGGTCTAACACATTGTTGCAAAAATGTTAATCTACCGTTTAACCCCTCTGGAGTTGTTGAATGGAATGCTGGATTAAAATACTTTAATTTTTCTTTTAAATTACTATATAAGAAAGGGTCTGTTTCTTCAATTGTTTGAAAATAATCACATTCTGATAATAATTTTTGTAAAACTTTCTTAGATACATTCCTATATAATTTAGTTTCTACCGTTGATATTTTTTTCTCCTTAGTTTGTCTTTTTATTAAAACATCTGATGATGTTGTCGTAGTAGTTGGTTCTTTTTTAGGTGGTTTTGTTGATTTTTTTGCAGTTATATTACTTATTAATGTTCTTCTACAAGCCATCGCTTGTTGACTATAAATCTTATCCCCTTTAAAATTTTCACAACTTTCAACTGTATAACTACTACCCCCTCCAAAACTTTTAGCTGTAACACCTTTCCTTTCACCTTCAGAAACAATACTTCCAAATATTAACCTTTTATTGTTTTTAATTTGGGATAAGATATAATCTGTAACAATTTTATTACGCCTATCACCTAATTTATCGTTATACTCAATGGTTTGCGGTTTAGAAGCCGACCCAATTAATTCAATTGTTATTTCATTATTAGGGTCTTCCAAAAATTTATTAGCCTTTTTAATAAATTCTTTAATAGCTAAAAAATTATTTTCAATATATAACTCTTTAAATTGTTTTAAATCCAATCTATTATTATAAGAAGCCTTTTTAATATATGCATCATATGTTTGTTCATAAGTCATAGTATTAGTTGTAAGTGGTATATCATTATCAAAATAAAATGATAATGATTTATATTTATCAAATTCAGGGTCAGTTTCAACAACTCGCTCCTCAGTTTCATCCGTAGTTGAGGGGTCTTTACTTGTAATAAATGTTCTGTTTATTAATTCAACATCATCCTTTATTTCATAACTTTCTTGCACTTGTTTCTGTATCTCCTCTAATTCGGAAAGAGTCATCGTATTATATATTTTAGCTAACTCATACAAATCATATTTTAGACATCCAGAAAAGAATGATTCTAATATACCATTAATTTGTTCAGCGTCACTTTGATTATCTAATATTCTGTTAGTTAATACATTTAAAACTGATGGATGATCCACAACAATACTAAATTCTAATGACCCCGTTCTACTAGTTGACTTATATGTATAAACAGGTTCTGGTCTTCCTAAAAATTCATTTGGGCTAAAACTTGCTGTTGATGAATCTGAAAATTTCAAATCGTAAGGGGGAAACCACATTATTCTACCACCATTTGGTCCTTTCTCGCATTCAGGTAAATCCAAATATAGGCTAGATGTTCTCCAAGCCAAGTTCTCAATAGACAACATAAATTTTTTACTATCATTACCCTTTTTAGGATATATGCTCAAATCGTATGTTTTATTTAAAACTGAATTTTTCATTTGTCTTCCCTCGCTAACTATACCATCTTTCTTCTGTAATCTGCTATATGTTAGAAAAGGAGTATCTTTTGTAAATAACCTACAATATTCTTCAAATGTACCGCCATTAACGTTTGGTGAGTATTTTCTAACCCTAGAACCTTTCGTTATTTCTTTATAACCATCATTAAAAACTTTACTAACTTGGTCTATTGCATTACCTACATGCTTTAACTTATTGCCATTATTTGGTTGTGATTCAACTAACTTCTGGGTATCATACATTATTGACCCAGGCTTCATATCATATTCAGTTGTTTCGGTAGTCTCAAATGTTGTTTGTTTGGTATTTGAATCCCCAAACACTTGACCATTTAATCCAACGTTCTTTCCTGCATTGTTTTTATATTTAGGTGACACCCAAGTCAACCCCCCCTCTATACTACCGCCATCTGTAAACGATTTACCATTTGCGCCTATCTTTGGGTTAAATGATTCCCCCTCATATAACTTTGATATCTCTGATGGCCCATAAACAGGAGTTTGTACTTTTCTACCAAATTGGTCTTCTGGTAAATCTTTCTGTGGACTTAAAACATCTGTCGGATCCAAATCATAACTCCCAACATAATAACCATTTTTATTCTTTGTGAACAAATCAGTAAACCCACCTAATACACTATTTTTCTTATAGTTTGGTCTATATAAATTATATTCTATATTTGAAAATAATATTGATTTTTGTCCCTTACCTGTGTTATCGAAAAATAATTGGCTTCCTGTTTTTTTCTGCTGGAATATTCCCCCTAGAAAACCTTTAGTTCCTTTACCAGTTAAACTAATCGTGGGGTCAAAGTAACTTCCAACTATTGTAGGGAAAGGTAATTCTGCTCCAGCTAATTCTAAGGCTAATTGTGCTGCTCCAAATATAAAATTATTTGTCCTAGTTATCGTCCATATAGGTTCAATAATTGGTTTCGTTCCAGTTATTAAGTTGTAAACATCTAAGGGGTCATTGATATCTGATATCGCATTTTCAAACCTTGTTAAGATATTGTACTTGTCAATAAATCTACCAATCCTATCTTCAAAATAACCACTTAATTTTTCCGCACCTAATCTAACAATATAAGAATCTTCTTTTAATTTTGATACCGTATTTGCATTCTCCGTAAAAATATCAAATGCTGTATATTCTGATGGCTTAAATGATGAACTACCATTTAACCAATAATATAATATATCTTTCTTTTTTAAATTTGTATCAAACCAATAATCATCGCTGTTTATAAAAACACCAGCATCTGCATATATATCTTGACTAGTATTAACACCTGAATAAAAGTTATTTACAATGTTATCGTTTAGTTTAGGTAAGCTATTTACTAGTAAATTCGTTTTACTAAAGTTATATTCACCATAATTGGTCTTATCATTTTTTAATGTACCAACATCAGTAACCAATTGATAACCACCATCTCGACCATACTGATTTAGCACATAAGCCTTATCTGCTAACACTTTTGTATCAATTAAGTAGTCTGGTGAATCTATAACAGAATAATCATTTAGAGGCGATACTTCATATGTAAATGGTGGAGTTTTACCATAGGGGGATTTACTATAAGGAACTAAATTCCTTAACATTAATTTTTTTCTAAATTCTTCACTATTTCCAAAATCTAAAATACTACGCATTCCAATTGTTTAATATATAAATATCAAATTTATTTTTATTTAACCCATTGCCCTAAGATCCATGGTATGACTAATTTTGTTAGTCAGATTTTGTGTATTATTATGATTAAAAACTTGGGTTATAAGTTTTTTGTCAATAAATTGCCCTGATTCATTTTTAAAATTAAGTTCAACATTAACAGCCAATTGACTTGGTGGTTGATTGTTAGAACTATTTGAACTCCCCTTTATTTTTTCATTCAAAGACTCCGGGTTATTTATTGCTTTATATGATATTGCACCAACTTTTGGTTCTGGAGATAAATTGACTCCTTTACCTATAATATCAGTTAAGTCACCAAAAAGAGTATTAAGTTGAATCATATATTTTTCAAAATTCAGTTCACTACCAATCCTAGATTCTTTCACCCCCCTAGCAATATTATTCGGAATTTCTTGTATATAACCCCCAACCGCTTGAAATATTTTTACCATTTCTTCACCAAAATCTCCACCTTTATACATTTGACCAACTGGGTCAGCAACACCTCTTATTGTTTTTCTAGCCACATCAGCATTTGGAATACCTTTGTATAATATATCACCTAAGTCACCAGCAACTGTTCTTGCACCCTCTTGGAATTTACCAACAACTGATTGCTCACCAACAAAACCAAATAGTAATTTATTTTTAATTGCATTAGCATCATTTTGTATTAATTGTTGTATATTCATTGAATCTCTAGTTAAATCCTCTAATGTTTTTGGTTCTTCTTTTGATAATTCATTTAACTTATTAATTTGTTTATCTGTCAAATCTTTTACTGCCGTGGCAATACTTTCACCTGTTTTCTCATCAGTAACTTTTATTTTATATTCATTATCAGCATCTAAATAAGCTAGATTGGCAATAAACATTTTTTGGTCATCACTCAAATTAAACTTAATATCAATTTCACTAGCCCTAGCATTAAATTCAGCCAAATTTAATGACATTTTTTTAAATTCACCAACACCTACACCAGCCGCTTCAGCCAAAGCCTTCATTTGACCCATAGCACTTGGATTTATTTCAAATCTGCCAGCCTCTTCATTAAATTGTGTAAATTTTTCACCTGCCGAAGCTAAGTTCATTATTAACCCTTCTGGGTCATTTAATGACTTATTCATTAAAGTAAAAGGATCTGCTAAATCGCCCACAAATACCCCCAGACGTTGGAACGCTGCTGCGGTCTCTATTGCACCCTCTGGCTCAAAAACTTTGTCTGCAAACGAAGCTATGTCCCTCATACTAACTTTAATGATGCTTGCTTGCGCTGCCATTTTTGTAAAACCCTCAACGCCATCTTTAAATGAAAATCTATTCAATAAATCTGTATTATCAACAACATCACCTATGACAGTTCTAGCATCAACACCAACAGTTCTAACATATTGTAATGATTTTTCTAAATTTTCCCCAATTTTAGAAGTCATAATACCAGCCTCGGAAAAATTACGAATAAGAGTTTCAGTACCCTTACCTAATAATTGTTGTGCTGCAAATAATTTTTCATAAACTTCTGGTTCAAATATAACATTTCTCCCCATAGCAGAAGTAGAGTCATTAATAATGTCAACAACATTTTGTAAATTTCCCCCTAATTTGGCAACCAAAGGTGCTGTATCTGCAATTGCTAATTTAAACTCACTTATTCTTGTTCTTGAAAGTACTAACTGATAATTTACTGCTGACGCTCCTTTCTCTAATTCATTAAAAGCCGTTTTAAAATCAAAAAAATTTTTTGTTATACTCTTTAAATCAACATCAAAAAATTTAGTTAATTCATTTAATGTGTTCCCAACCCCACTTAAAATACCTTTACCTTTTTCTTTATCTTTATCGTCTACCATTATTACATTTTATATATAAATAGAATAAGGAATGATTTTTAATCATTCCTTATTATCTTCAATCCATTTATTTATTAAAAATTTTCTTATAAAGATTGGCATTGCTAAGAAGTCAGAATAGGATACATGTAATAACTTAGTTAAATAATAATATTCAGTTAGTTGACCTAATCTATATTCCGAAGAAAGGGCGAAAAAACTCCACCCCAAACCCAGCATACACTGTGGTCATATCTCCTGATGGGGTCATTATATCTCTTTTTAAATCAAGTTTAGGCTCGTTATTACTCAAAAATTTCTTAATGAATTTTGAATCAGCAATTGGCATTCCTTCAACATATTTTGCAATATATGCCTTATCCTCACTACCATTAATACTAATAATCTCTTTGGATAATCTTAATGTTACTCTTGGCGCAGTTCTACCTTGGGGGTAGCTTTCAATAATATCATTTATTTGTAAAATTTCCCCGTAAGTTAAAGGCTTTAATTTTATTACATCCCCAGACTTAGGTAAAGCTAGTTCATATAAACCCTCAGAATTTGGAGGCGAACCAGTGATTATGGTTAACTCTTCCAAGCTAACATTAACTTTAAATCTATTATTTGTTTTGGGGTCAACTGCCATAAGTTCCATATCAGAACCAAATGAAGTATTTCTTAAAAAGATTAATATTGCTTCAATATCACCTTCTATCATTTCTTCAGGTCTTAAATCTGGTTCGTATATTTTATTCTTTAACAATTGTAATGTGAAATTCTTTGATGCACCTAGCAAAAGGTTTTCATCGGATGCTGTTAAATAACCAACTTTTACTGACTTTTTTTTATTTTTATAAAAAATACCTCTTGATGGTAACTCTACTACATCGTGGGGTAAGTCAAAATTGGCTTGAGCATATTCGTATGTCTTATCTTCCATTTTTTTATAATAAAAATATAATTAAAAATAGTAAAATAAATAGAAAAATCCATATATTAAATTAATATATGGATTTTAAATTGAATAGAATATTAAATTAATAAACAAGAATACATCTATCTGGTTGCATTGTTGCATCAATATCTACTAAATTATTATTAGAATAACCCAAAGCACCAAAATTAACATTTGTCAATAGACAACCTTGTAATATCCATCTTTCAATAACAACACCCGTTGGGTCTAAAAGTTCCAAGTCAACATCTTTCTTATATCCAGCAGCGTAACCAGACCTACCAGTAACAGATTCAGAATGAAGTCTAACCCACTCCATTAACGCTTGTGTTGCAGATGGACCAATAGGGTCTCTAAACTTTACATTAATAGTGTTCCATGTAAATCTACCAGAAACAAATGTTGATGTATTTAAGAATTGTATTTCAACTGGATCCATTTTAATACTAGGTCTCGAAGTTGATTCTACAAACCACTCATTTATTCCCATACTAGAAGGAAACCTTAAAATGAACCTATTTTGCCTTTTTGGTTCATATGGTAAAGGCATTTTCATAAGTAAATCCGCCATAATATATTTTTTTAATTTTTTTTTAAACTATTTATTATTATATTTAATAAATATCTACTAATTAGAAAAAATGTTTATTTATTGTTTTTTTATATTATTTAAAAAAAATGTATTTACTTTCTCTTTTTTAAAATTTAGTATTATAATATATTATTAATATAATAATTATATATAATATAATATTATACTTTCTCTTTATTACCTTTATTTGTTGAATATATTGTTAATGCTGGTTTATTAACTTTATTTTTAATAGTTTCTATATTCTTTGGATCATCATCTGAAAAACCAATTGAAAATTTTAAATTCTTTAAAGCCTCTCCTTTAATATCATTTTTAAAAGAAAATGCTTTTTTTATTTTTTTAGCCATTGATTTACAATAATCATAAAATTCATTTAATGCTTTAACCTTTTCATCTTCAGGATTAGCAGCGCTGCCTGACCCAAATGATACAGGATAAAATTTACATAAATCTAAATAATCATCAATAATATTACCCTCACTTTCAAAGTCAGTTAAATCTCTATACTTTTTAAGGTTATGCATAACTCTTTTGTTACTTATCCCATTAAAATCATTATCAATATAAATTCTAACTGCTTTTTTTAATGTTTCTGGGTTGTGTCCTCTTGCTGTTATAATTGAAAATATTGAACCATTATTAATTGCTTCTTTAAAATCTGAAAACGCTGGTCCTGTTTTTGCTATCATAATGTCTTTCAAAAACTGCTCATCGCCTTCAACTTTAAATTGTCTAAATGGTAAATTGGCATAATTAACTATTGTTGTTCCTCTATATTTAAAATCTTTCTTACCAATATCCCCCCTATATTTAGCAAAATCATGGGTTGACATACCAACTTCTTCATCATTATTATCTAATAAAATTATTTCAGTAGGCATAAAAACAATATTATCATCCCAATCAAATGCATAATATTTCATATCAGGAGTATTATTAATATCAAAACTTTCAACTATCATAATTATTTTTTTATAATAAATATTCATTTTTACTTAATTATTAAATATAAAATAGATTTACTGCAATATCTTTACTTATAAAGTATAAATTTTTATTTTTATATTAAATTTTTTAATGAAAAGAAATATACAAAAACCAGAAAAAAAAGGATTTGGTCTGTCTATGGTTATGGGATTCTGGGGGTTAATATTTATAGGTTTCCTATTCTCCCCAAAGAAACAATCCCCAGCGTTAATAGAAATGATTCCAATTATTAAAGTTGATACATTATATCTTGAATCTAAAATACAACCAAAAAAAGAAGAAAAAGTTTTAGTTGATAGTAAATCTAAAATAGATAAATATGCTTATGCTGGTAGGTCTTATGGTTATGATATACGTAATTTAAATAGAGTTCAATTAAAAGCATACCTTGAAAAGTATGGATTTAGAAATTTGAAAAATGCTAATCTATTTAAAATGAGAAGAATATGGATGGCGTTTAACTACGATGACATGCTTATGAATGTTCATCACTTAACTGACTTTCCAATATCAATGATATACTCATTCTTTATAATTGAAGCGACAAACAAAGGTATTGAAACAAATCTATGGCGTATTCATGCTAATGCAGGTGGGGGTAAAGCAATAAAAGGTTTTGGTACGGTTACTTACAGAACAAGGGAAGTAATCAAAGGCAAAAATAAAATGATTAAAGATAAGTTTTATAGTGCTAGTTCAACGGAATTAGGTATAGAGGCTTGGGCTAGAATATTAAATTCTGGTAGGTATTATGATTGTAAAAAGGCAAATTATAAGTTACCGAAGAAAGATTTATATGAAAGCATATGTAAATGCATTTACGAATCAGGTTATCATACTGACCCCAAGTATAAGTTCAGAGCAGAGTTTATGGCTGAATATTGGGAAATAAAAACAAAGAATTTCCCAATAGAAGAGTTCTAAAACAAAACCCCCACCTCTAAGCTGAAGTGGGGGTTTGTTGTAAAATTACATCATTACACCCTATTATAAGGCTCAATGTTGGATATATCCATCATTATATATCTTCAAACGAAGCACCAGTAGGTGTTATCACAAATTCCAACGAGATAAATTCAAGACTGCGAGTCGGCTTAATGTATATTTTACCGCTCATTGTATTTCTATCAATATCTTCTGGGTCAGATGAAACTGTAACACGGAAATCAGTTAAGCCACGATCCCTTCTGATAGCGTCTAGGATTGGATTTACGGTGTCCAAAAACTGTTGGCGGACTATCTGGTCATTTTGTTCAAAAAGTAATCTCACGGCAACCGCAGAGATTAATTTACGTGCTTGCAATAGTAACCTTCTAACGTTAAGTCTATTTAATGCAGACTCTCTAACTTGTAATGTTTTATTACCCCAAATTACGGTATTCACATCAGAGAATGTTGCAATAGGATTTATTCTACCTTGGTATAACACATCTCTTTCGTCTTGTGTAAGTTTAAGTCTTGCTTTTACTGAATTAACCAAACCTCTACTATAACCAGCAGATGCAAACCAAGGGAATGCCACGTTATCAGTTAATGCTAAGTTTCTACAAACTTCTCCTGTTGGTGGAATATAAACTTGTGTGTTGTTTGTTGTATCTCTAACCAAAATCCAAGGGTAATATGTTGCGGTATAATTTGAATCAATATTTGTTTCCTCCAAAGAAACAATTGATTCTTGTGGATATATATATGCTTTTGTATTTGTATCTAATAAATCAGCATCTGGCGTTGTTGTTATATAAATTGAATCTGCTCTATCGTTTTCAACCATATCAATAGCTGCCTCAACCAAATTACTATTATTAACATAATCAATACCTGGGGTAACGAATACATTAATATTAACTGATTCTGGGTTTTTATATGTTAAAACACCTTTTAAGTAAGCATAATAATCTGTTGTTGCAAAATCAATAGAATTATCACCTTCAGCAATTTGTTTAAAGGTACCTTGACCAGTAGCCGCAGCATAATTTCCTGATACACTTTTGGCTCCCCTCATATAACCTAATCCACCAAGAATGTACTCATCGCCATTTGTTCTTCTTTCAGAATATATATCCCAACCATCAAAACCACCTTCAAATAGAAGAGTGAATTTTCTTGAGTATAAATAGTAGTAAGGATTATCATTGGTATCTGGCTCAGAACTAAATTGACCTGCTCCTACCTCAAAAGCAGTTTGTCCGCTAGATAAATATGAATTACCAATTGTAACAATTGATGCTCTTGAATCCATATGGAAACCTTTTGTTATTATATTCCATTCACTACCATCTGATATGATGTTTGTAGGATTTTGTTTTCCTTTGTATTGTAAGAATGAATTATCATAACCATAATTTGTTGAAAATCCCAAATATGTTCTCTTTATATTATCTGCATTAACTGTATTACTTGTTGCGAAAGGTTGATTATAAACAACTTGATTGTTGTAATAGTATTGATTCTTATATAAAATGCCTGGTGTTTTGGCTGCACCATATTTTCTATGTGGATACCCAATAAAACCACAAGGTAACGCATCGTTAGGAAACTCATCAGACATTTCAATCATAATATACTTTGATATTAAATTGTACTCCCCATCATTTGTTCCTATTTTTTTGGCTATAAAGCTATTTGAATTACTATCCAAAGTACAATTTGTATACTTTTCAAGTATAACTGGTGCAGAATCACTATCATAAAAACTCCTAACTAAAACATCAAAAGTTCTATTTTTGAATGAAACATTAACAATTGAAATTTTAACTTCAGCGTTAGCATTTGAACCATCTGAAATTGAGATAAATTTAAATAAATTATATACTTTATTACCTCTCAATTCTGATACAACATATGGTGTTTTAGGTGATTGGTATCTTTCTAAATACCAACCTATCGAACTTGAATTACCGCTTCTAGCTTGACTAGTGTATGTTAAATCCAATCTTAATCCCCTTATGTATCCTTTTTGATACATTTGTTTCAATAAATTTGGGTAATGTTCTTCAATAAAGATAGGCGTCTCTTCTTTCGGTTTTTCAAAATTACCAGCACCTAAAACATTTGTTATATAATTTGAATTGGTATCTAACATAGATACATTAAATGTAAAGTTTTTATTTTTTGTAGTATTGCCACTTAATATAAAATCACCAAAAGGATTGTTTGTTATATTTGAACTATTGCTTGAATCAATTTTTAAAGAATTATTTAATAATTCATATACTTGACCATGTTCTGTATTAGAATAACTTGTTAAACCTCTTGACCTAATTGTTGCAATTACAACATTATCGTAATCTGAATATGTTAAACCAGAAAATTCATATATCACACCAATTGCGTCAACTTTGGTTTCAATTTCATTTTTTTCAAATTTTGTTATATAATAATAAAATGAATATCCACTATATCTACCATTTAATAAATTTGTAAATGTGCCATAAAACCAAGGGAAATTCTCTGATTTTGGCGTTCCATTAGTGTTAAGTGGAATTATAGTATTAAAATGGTTTGTGATTCCAGATGTTGAAGATTGAGTAATATTGTTATTATATATTTCTGGGGGTATTGATCCATAATATTGTGTTTGTGCTGATAGTGAACTATCTAAAGGTACACCATTTACTAAATCTTTAAAATCGTCAAAATATGTTGAGAATACACCATTTGGTTTTTGGCGTATAGTTTCTGTAAAATCAGCATAACTTATGTATCTATTATTAGATAATACAAGATTTTCAGTATCACTTGTTTCAGTATATTTTATTGAGAAACTTTGACTATCTCCTATATATTTAATTGTTGTTGTCTCACAATTACCAATAGTTTTTATTGACCATGATGGACCAGCATCATAACCAGACAATCCTAAAATTCTAGTAACATACATCTGGTTTGATTGTTGTAAATATGACTTAGCTATATACGCTGATTCATATTTTGGAATTTGTGTGTTTACATATTTTTCTGGAGATGTTCCGCCAAAATATGTTTGATATTCATCATAATTTGATATAAATATAGGTTCGAAAGCTGGCCCTTTTAACGTTTCACCAACCATCCCTAATGTAGTAACACCAACACTTTGCGAAACAAATGTTAAATCTGTTTCTGAAGTATATACACCTGGTGATACAAATACTTTTTGATTTGCCATAATTTTATTTATTTTATTTATATAAATATCTAAAAAA